AAGGGCGCGTATCCACTACTCGATGCACGAAGAGTTCCGGCTTCTAAAAGAGATCATCAGGGACTTCACGCCACCGGACTATGACTACGACCCTGTAGATGGCGACCGTCGGGCTAAGCAGAGTGATTACGACCAAGTGGATGTGATTCCGGTTAGTGATCCGAACGCTGCAACGATGAGTCAGAAGGTTGTGCAGTACCAAGCGGTACTACAGCTGGCACAAACAGCACCACAACTGTATGACATGCCACTACTCCACAGACAGATGCTGGATGTGTTGGGTATTAAGAACTACACCAAGCTAGTACCGACGGAAGACGACACGCGCCCGCGTGACCCTATTACAGAGAACCAGAATATTTTGATGGGTAAACCTGTCAAAGCGTTCCTGTATCAGGATCATCAAGCGCATATTGCTGTTCACATGGGAGCTATGCAAGACCCGAAGATACAGCAGATAGTTGGTCAGAACCCACAAGCACAGATGCTGCAAGCAGCGATGATGGCTCATATTAATGAGCACGTCGGGTACGAGTATCGCAAGCAGATGGAAGCAACGATGGGTATACAGCTGCCGAACTACGAGGAGGACGAGGACATCGAGATTCCGAAACAGATGGAAGTCCAGATTTCTCAAGCAGCAGCCCAAGCTACCCAGCAGTTACTACAGCAGCACATGCAGGAAGCTCAACAACAGCAGGCTCAGCAGCAGATGCAAGACCCGATCATCCAGATGCAGATGCAAGAGTTGCAGATCAAGCAGGCAGAAGTTCAGCGCAAGATCGCTAAAGATCAGGCGGACGCCGCCGCGCGTGAGAAGCAGTTGCAGATCGAGCTTGAGCGGATCAATGCTCAGAAGGAGATCGCTGGGGCAAACATGGCAGTCAAGGTTGAGACTGACCGGATGCGCAGCAACAGACAACAAGAGTCTGAAGGCTTTAGAGCAGGCATGGAAATGCAAAGACAACGCCAACAGCAGCCGAATCGCCCCCCACAGAAAGGGAAGAGTAAATGAACGTGCTTGAAGCGATATTGAAAGAGATCAGAGGCCGTCGGACACAACTTTCCGACGGTCTGGGCAATAGCTCAGCCAAGAGCTATGAAGAGTACCGGTTTATCTGCGGTGAAATTCGAGGTCTCACCGCAGTTGAGTCTTACGTATTAGACCTCGCAAAACACTTGGAGTATTCAGATGACTGAACTAGCCATCGCTACAGAGAGCGGTGAGGTGTCAACCCTGCCACAGACCGCAGAAGAAAAAGCAGCACAGCTTCCGGAACCGGCGGGGTACCACATCCTTGTCGCTATTCCAGACATTGATGATAAGTACGAGAGCGGTCTGATAAAGGCAGACCAGACCAAGCATTTCGAGGAAGTCCTTAGCACGGTCTTCTTTGTCGTGAAACTTGGACCAGACTGTTACAAAGATGATAAGCGGTTCCCTAGCGGCCCTTGGTGTAAGCAGGGGGATTTCATCTTGGCACGTCCCAACAGCGGCACCAGACTGAAGATTCATGGACGGGAGTTCCGTCTAATTAATGATGACTCGGTGGAAGGTGTTGTCCAAGACCCACGCGGTATTTCACGCGCATAAGGAGATAGCTATGCCTATGGAACAAAACGAGTACAAGTTCCCCGACGAAGTCGAGGATACTAAGGCACAAGTCGAAGACGAGGAGGAGTTTGTCGTTGAGATTGACGACGACACCCCCGAAGAAGACCGTGGTAAGGAGCCACTTCCCCCCGAAGTAGTCACTTCGCTGGAGAAGCCGGAGGACGGCGGGGAGTACCCCGAGGAAGTAGTCAGCCGGTTCAAACAGTATAAGAAGGCTTGGCATGACGAACGTAGGGAGAAAGAGAAAGCCCTGCGTGAGCAAGAAGAAGCTCTACGGATAGCTCAAAGCATCCTTGAGGAGAACCAGCGCCTCAAAGCTACTCTCTCGTCTGGTGAGCAGGAGTACATCGCCACAGTAAAAGCAGCGGCGGAAACCGACGTTGAAGTGGCGAAAAGGAACTATCGGGAGGCGTATGACTCGGGTGACGCTGAGAAGTTAGTTGAGGCACAGGCAGCTCTAGTGGATGCGTCTTTGAAGTTAGATCGCACAAGAAACTTTAAACCCACTTTACAAGAACCCGAAACTGAGGTACAACTCCCGCAAATCCGGCAGGAACAAAAGCCCGCCGACCCAAAGTTCGTAGATTGGCAGCGCCGTAACTCTAATTGGTTCAATAAGGACGAGGAGATGACGGACGCAGCGATGGGACTGCATAAAAAGTTGTATCGTGAGTACGGCGCGGAATACCTTGGCACTGACGACTACTACAAGCGTATCGACGAGACGATACGTAGGCGATTCCCAGAAGCCTTTCCTAAAGAAGCTGAGCCACAAAAGCCTCAGACAAGTAAGCCGAGTACCGTTGTAGCGTCAGCTAAGCGGAGCACGGCTCCGAAGCAAGTCAGGCTAACGACTACACAAGCAGCGTTGGCAAAGAAGTTCAAACTGACTCCGGAGCAATACGCCCGCGAAGTCCTTAAATTACAAGGGAGCTGATTATGAGCGAGAACCGTCTTACTAGAGAATTGGAAAACCGTGCGCAACAGGAACGCCCTAAGCAGTGGGCCCCTGCGGAAACTTTGCCGGAACCTGATAAACAGGCCGGATTTGCGTACAGGTGGATACGTGTTTCGACACTAGGCACTGCTGATCCACGCAACTTGTCAGGCAAGTTACGCGAGGGTTGGGAACCCGTAAAAGTATCGGAACAACCTAAATTTAAACTGCTAATCGATCCTAATAGTCGCTTTGGCGAGAATATTGAGATCGGTGGGCTGTTGTTGTGCAAGACGCCGCAAGAGTTTGTAGGACAGCGTAATGAATATTATGCGAACCAAACTCAAGCGCAGACTACTGCAATTGACAACAGCTTCATGCGAGAGAACGACGCGCGGATGCCGCTCTTTGCGGAGCGTAAATCCTCAACGTCGTTTGGTAAAGGTTAATTCTTTAATTACTGGAGCTTAATATGGCTTATCCGACTGTAAATGCCCCTTACGGGCTAAAGCCGATCAATTTGATCGGCGGTCAGGTGTTCGCGGGCCAAACTCGTGAACTCCCGATTGCAAGCAACTACGGTACCGCTATCTATAACGGCGATATCGTTCGCATCTCGGGCGCTACCATCGTCAAAGAAGCAGGCACTACGACTGTCTCGGCAACGGGCATCGTGGGCGTGTTCCTTGGCTGTAGCTACACTAACCCATCCACCGGTCAAAAGCTGTTCGCTAACTCGTATCCGGGTAGTGTCGTTGCTTCGGACATTCTGGCTTACGTGGCAGATGATCCTGACCAACTGTTTAAGGTTGCTGTGACTGGCGGCGCTACCTCATCCACGATCACCCCGATCTCGGGTTCGATTCTGGGCGACAACCTCGCTATTTCGCAGCCTGCGTCGAACACCACTATTTCGGGCAATTCGAATATCGGTGCTTACGATTCTGGCTCGAACACTGACCAGTCGCTGCCACTGCGTGTCGTTGATCTCGTTCCTGAGACCACTAACGCTGCTGGTAACTACAGCGAAGTCATCGTCAAGTGGAACGCTCCGTACCCAACAGCGACTACAACCGCTGCCGGTAGCCCGCTCGTCTATACCACTACGGTAACGATTAACGGCGGCCACTCGTATCTCAACCCGACTGGTCAAGCCAGCGTATAAGGAGCTTAAATCATGGCTATTTCACGCGCACAACTACTGAAAGAGCTGCTCCCCGGCTTGAACGCATTGTTCGGTCTGGAGTACGCTCGTTATGGCGAAGAACACAAGGAAATCTACGAAACCGAGACTTCCGAGCGTTCGTTTGAAGAAGAAACCAAGCTGTCTGGCTTCTCAGCAGCTCCGGTGAAAAACGAAGGTTCTGCAATTGCGTACGATAATGCGCAGGAAGCATGGACTGCTCGATACAACCACGAAACCATCGCTCTGGGTTTCTCGCTGACCGAAGAGGCCATCGAAGATAACCTGTATGACAGCCTGTCGGCTCGTTATACCAAGGCGCTGGCTCGTGCTATGTCGTACACCAAGCAAGTTAAGGCGGCTAACGTCTTGAACAACGGCTTTTCCTCGTCCTATCCGGGCGGTGATAATCAGGCCCTGTTCTCGGCATCCCACCCACTCGTCTCCGGCGGCACTAACTCGAATATTCCTTCGACTCCTGCTGACTTGAACGAAACTTCGTTGGAAAACGCTGTGATTCAAATCGCTGCGTGGACTGACGAACGTGGTCTGCTGATTGCTGCTAAGCCTAAAAAGCTGATCGTCCCACCAGCTCTCCAGTTCGTTGCTACTCGTCTGTTGGAAACCGAACTCCGCGTCGGCACTAACGACAACGACATCAACGCCCTGAAGAACAACGGTTCGATCCCAGAAGGCTATACGATTAACCACTTCTTGACCGACACAAACGCATGGTTCCTGACCACTGACGTTCCAAACGGCATGAAGCACTTTATTCGTACGCCGCTGGCGAACTCGATGGACGGTGACTTTGACACCGGCAACGTGCGTTACAAGGCTCGTGAGCGTTACTCGTTCGGCTGGTCTGACCCGCTGGGCATGTTTGGCTCGCAAGGCGCGTAATAAAAAGGGGGGCTTTACGCCCCCCTTTTTGTAGTATATAAAGGCAGTAATTCCGGGATTTATCCGGCACGTCAAACAGGCTCCCGGCCTGACTTCATGCAGATTGACGCGCCTAACCGCATGAGGAAAAACATGGCTCTTTCTACCACCCAAAGTATTTGGCGTTCGGGCGGCGGCGACACGACTCGCACCGCGTATTGTGGTTCTGGCCTTATGGCTGCACAGTTCTACATCGCTGATGCTTCCCCAGCTACTGCTGGCACCAACGTCAAAGTCTCGTCTGCTTCGGGCGCAGCAAACCTCATTCTCCCGTCTGGCGCTGTTATCGTTTCTATTTCGGTAACTGATGCTGGTGCTGGTACTTGCGATATTGGCGCAACCGGCTACACCTCTGGCACGGTTGACAACAACTTCTTCGCTTCTGCGCTGGACGTATCTGCTGTCGGCACCACTTCGATTGGCTCGGTTGTGACAGGCGCGGCGCTGACAGAAATGTCGTATGTGACCGTGACCGACAATACTTCGGCCTCGGGCACTGTGGCTGGCGTAATCACTTACTTCGTCACCGATCCGCTGGTTGGTCAGCAGAACGTCTAATTGAGGAGCCTGTTATGGCGATGCAATACGACGTAAAGTCATTCCACGCGACAAGCTCTTCGCTTGCGTACGCGGATCGTACCCGGCTGAAGGGCGTAGTTATATCGCCCTCAACTTCGACGACGTTTAACTCATGTGTGGTTGATACACAGGGGGCGTTGTCGGGTACGTATGATATTCCGGGGTCAACGACTTGTACCGTTACCATCGCTAATCATGGGCTGTCGAACGGCGATACGGTTGGACTTAACTTTACGACTGGTACGGCAGTAGACGATTCGTATACGGTATCAAACGTAACAACGAACACGTTTACTATAACCACGGCGAGTTTGACCACGAGCGGCAATGTGACGATGTACCCAAAAGTACTTGTCGAGCTGGATTGTTCTTCGGGTACGGCGTTTTACACGTTGATACCGGGCGAAGGCATTCTTGCGCAGGGCGGTCTGTTTTGCTTGTTGCCGTCTACCACGATAACGATGACTATTTTCTACGGGTAGCGCCATGATGCAAACAGACGTTAAGTCCGCCCGTGCAGCAAGTACAGGACTGCTGGTAACGCAGGCCCCAGCGCGTTTGAAGTCGATTACGGTGACAAGTGCGACTGTGTCTACGAGAAGTACCTGTGTATGCGACCCGGTAGAACAGAAGTCTGGCACCTACAGCCGTACAAGCCCAAGTGCCACAATCACAGTCACAATAGTAAACCACGGCCTTGAGACTGGGGATCGGGTGTTTCTGGACTTCACGTCAGGGACAGCACGGGATGGCGCGTACACAATTACAAAGACGGGCGACGACACGTTTACTTGTGCAGATGCGCCGACTACGACTACTAGTGGCAACGTCACGATGTACAGCAGTATTGCTTTAGAGATCACTACTTTTAATACGGTTGGCTTGCCTATCTTGATTCCGGGCGAAGGCATCTACTGCCCTAACGGTATCTTTGTGGGTTGTGGCTCATCGGTAACTGCGACGGTGTTCTATGGCTAAGACTCCAGCATGGCAGCGCAAGGAAGGTAAGTCTGAGAAGGGCGGCTTGAACGCCAAAGGACGTGCCTCGTATAACGCAGCTAATCCGGGTAAGCCCGGTCTAAAAGCCCCACAGCCGGAAGGCGGGGCTAGGAAGAAGTCATTCTGTGCCCGGATGTCAGGGATGAAGAAGAAGCTGACTTCGTCTAAGACCGCGAACGACCCGAACAGCCGTATTAATAAAAGTTTAAGGGCGTGGAAGTGTTGACTATGGACTTAGCATTCGTTTGGAACGGCGCGCTATCGCTATTTGTGGGCTTGTTTGCATACATCGCCCATGAGAAGTTTTCTGAGTTGGCACGTATCACGATTCTTTTGAACAAGACTCGTGAGGAAATTGCACGGGATAATGTAACGCAAGCAGAAGTAGACCGTATTACCGATCACATAGATCAGCGATTCAACCGGTTGGAGACCAAGATAGACCAACTAATTGAGTCTCAGCGGAGAATGTTATGAGAAAGAAGACTAGGAAATTCGCCAGTGGCGGCGACATCCTGAACACCATAGGTGCAGGGATGCTCGGCTATGCTCTGTATAAGAAGTTAAAGGGCGAAGACAAAGACGAGAAAAAGCCAGAAGCTGTAGGCGGTGCTGGTCGTCGTCCTAGAACTATTGAAGAACAGATTGGTCGTAAGGCTGAGCCGAAGGCGGAAACGAAAGAAGAATATCTTGAGAAGCGTGGTGCTAAGCCCTTGCAAGAAACCGGCACGCGCGAGAACCCTCTTTATAAAGAGGACGAGGATAAGCCTAAACCCGCGCCTAAAAAAGTAACGCCAAAGGCTGAAAAGACAAAGAATGTAACTCCCGCTGCGCAAGACACTTCAGGCGAAGCACCAGCAAAACTTGGGTCACAAGGCAATTTTAAATTTAGTTCCAAAAATTTTGCCCCAAAAGGTACTCAATCTGTTGGCGAAACTCTTGGCATGGTAAAGCCGGGTGAAGCTAAAGGAACACAGACTCTTGGTGAGCGTATCAAGGGCACTATGGATTCGGCTGGTAAAAGCGTGGTGCGTACCCCGCAACAGCGTATGGCTGATGCCGCAAGGGAAGTTGAAGAGCGTCGCAAGAAAGAGTCTGGTATGAGGCGCGGTGGCGCAGTTAAGAAGTACGCGTCCGGCGGTTCAGTAGGTTCAGCATCTAAGCGTGCTGATGGTATCGCACAACGTGGCAAAACCAAAGGAAGGATTTGCTAATGGCTAAGCAAGATAATCGTCGTCCGAAGGGCGATACAGGTGTGGCTGAAATTTATACCGCAGATAAGGGCAACCCACCGCCTGACCCGGATATGGGTTCGGTGAAAGGCGCTAAGCCAGTCGCTCCTGCTACCCCTACAAAGAAAGCTAAGGGTGGCTACGTCCGTGCAGCGGACGGCATTGCCCAGCGGGGCAAGACCAAAGGGAGAATTTGCTAATGAAAGAGAAACTACACTACGACGACAAGGGCTCTACTTTTAAAGAAGCCTTTGCCGAAGCCCGCAAAGAGGGCAAGAAGAGCTTTGAGTGGAATGGTGAGAAGTACAACACCAAGCTGAAAGAAAAAGATAAAGGTCCTGATGAGTCCGAGCGTCCGGCTAGTAAAAAGGACGAGGACGAGGGCGAAACTAAAAAGCCAACCAATCGTGGTACGGCAGCGGCTCTTGCTGGTACGGGTGTGGCTCTTGGTGCGGCAGCAGCACTTAGCGGCATGAGGAAGTCTGAGCAGGATCGTAAAGAACGCGCCAGTAAACCCCCTGTTAGTGGGGCTGGCAAAATGGCAGGTTCTAGTCTAAGAGACCCTTATTCTATGAATCTTGGCAGTGATCTAGACCCTAAAAGAACCATGCGTGGTAACAAACGTATGGGGATTGATAGCCGTGATGTAGAGTTTAAGAAGGGCGGTAAGGTGTCTTCGGCTTCTAATCGCGCAGATGGTATTGCCCAGCGTGGTAAGACCAAGGGAAGGATTTGCTGATGCCAGCTAAATCTGCCAAGCAAGAAAGATTCATGCAAGCAGTAGCGAATAACCCGAAGTTCGCAAAGAAGGTTGGCGTCCCTGTAACCGTGGGACAAGAGTTTACTAAATCAGGAGGCGGTATGGCATCGAAAATGAATCCCGGCATGATGGCAATGATGAAGAAAAAAGCAGGCGCTAAGAAAATGGCGATGGGTGGCTACGCTTCTGGCGGTATGCCGATGGTCATGAAGGATGGTCAGAAAGTGCCAGCTTTTGCTGCTGATGGTAAGGGCAAGATGGCAAAAGGCGGCATGACTGCATCAAAGATGGGCGCTGTTAAGACTGCTGCTCCTAGCCGTGATGGCGTTGCTATGAAAGGCAAAACCAAAGGCAAGCAGGTCGTAATGGCTGGCAACAAACGCATGAACAAAGGCGGGTACTGCTAATGATGGCCTCGCGCGGCATGGGTGCAATTAACCCTTCTAAGATGCCCGGCGGGAAGAAGAAAGCCCGTCGGGATAACACCGATTTCACGCAGTACAAAGAAGGTGGGAAGGTTAAGTCCAAGGTCAACGAGGCGGGCAATTACACCAAGCCGGGTATGAGGAAGTCGATGTTTGAGAGCATCAAGGCGTCTGCGGTACAAGGCACTGGTGCAGGAAAATGGAGCGCGAGAAAAGCACAGCTACTCGCAAAGCGGTACAAGGAAAAGGGTGGAGGCTATCGTGGCTAGTAATAAAGAAAATCTTGCGCGGGAAAGAAACCCATCCGACAAATACGGCAGTATCCGTGAGTTTGGTACTGAAGAACGTATTAAACGCAAAAAAGGCGAAGCTATTAAAGATATGGCTTACGGCGCGGCGCTTTCCCCGTTAACAATTACAGCGGAAACTTTGGCTGGCGAAATACCTAAAGAAAAGCCAACCCCGATGGGAGGTGCGGCAGATTATCTACGCACGAGAGGTCGCGCAGCAGCCAAGGCGCTTAAGGATACGAAAGAATTTATAGGCGACGCAGCTTCAAAATATAAAGCTACCAAAGAACAAGAAGAAGATTTGGACAGGGAGCTTAAAAGCCAGATGAAGCGCGAAACTCGCGGTATGAAAAAAGGCGGCAAAGTTAAGTCTGCCTCGGCTCGTGCAGACGGCATTGCAATTCGCGGAAAAACGAGGGCATAAGTGAAAGCCCCGCAACAGTCGCTTAAAAGCTGGGGAGACCAGAAATGGCGGACTAAGTCCGGTAAACCCTCAAGTAAAACCGGTGAGCGGTATTTGCCGGAGAAGGCGATTAAAGCTTTGAGTCCGGCGGAGTATGCGGCAACGACCAAGGCAAAGCGGGCAGGCAAGAAGGCAGGAAAGCAGTTCGTAGCACAACCCAAGAGTATTGCGAAGAAAACAGCGGGGTTTAGGTAATGGCCTTTACAACCAACACAACTAGCTTTAACCCAGACCTCAACGAGATATTCGAAGAGGCGTTTGAGCGTTGTGGCTTGGAGTTGCGTACGGGCTATGATTTTCGTACAGCACGGCGTAGTCTGAACTTCCTGATTGGCGAGTGGGCTAACCGGGGT